GCCTCTTGCAGTTGTGGTACTACTTGTCTATCAATTTTTTGAAGTAAGTTCACAACAACTTTATAAGGCAGTTCTCGCAATGAGCCAGCAATAAGTTGTAATTCTTCGACAGTAAGCTCTAGTTTTACCTCTTTCATACTGTCACCTTAAACGTTTTAGCCTTCCAAGGAGGATGAAGAGCAGAAATCTGCGATTCAACTTGCTCGATTAAACGTGATTCTACGGCATTTATTCCGTTTTTCATAGTGGCTTGACGCACCCATTCAATCACAGATTCCTCAGTCGCACCCTTTAAAGGTTTGGGTTCTTCAAAGTGCCAATAACCCTCAGTCTCTACCCCTTCATGGTCTACTTTATAACGGACATTTACGACCGTTCCATCAGTACCATTTAACTCAAGAATTTGCCATTTCATTTATTTGTCTTTCAAAATAATTTTCCTTCAACATAATCAGGATTATGAGGCCAATTATTCCATGTTCTTGGGTCTAAATTTCCACTTGTAATTGTCTCAGGAATGTCTCTCAATGTTTGCCTGTATGTGGCCCAAGCTGCTTTTTTGGGGCTTGGATTGTCTGGTGTTTGCGTGTAATCACAAGCAGTCAATAAAGCATTTCTAGTGGCCCTAATGCCAGCCAATGCACTTGCTTTGTTTGCCGTTATTTGGTCAGCGGTCAGCTCTACAACTTTTACCAAATCTACCATTCCATTACTGATGGTTGGATTTGATGGTTCAAGAGCTTGTGTCAATGGATCGTATGTCAAATACAAATTGCATTGCATACATGAGTTTTCTGTTAACCACTCAGCATTTGGGCCTGTTAATGGAAACGATACATTGGGAAACAAATCCCTGTAATCACCCACTTTGGTGACTGTGTTATTAGAAATGATTGCAATTTGCATAATTTACCTCAATAGTTGGGGAAAGCATATGTTGGTGGTGTAAAGTTGGATGTGTATCTAGCATATCCATACGTTATTCTAAAATCATCAATATAACCACCAAAATTTCTTGAATAAAATGGGTCAGAACCAATATTTGCAGGGTAAGTTGTTGCAGTTATAGAACCAGAAAATGTTCCTGTACCACTGCTTAAACCATTAACATAAATAACCCAAGAAGACCCATTTCTAACCATTGCAACATGGTGCCAATTTCCATCTCGCACACTATTACTTGTGGTTACTATCAAAGGAGTTGCAGATGAATATTCATTTACAAATAATGTTACATCACCAGAAGTAGTCGATTGACTATTTATCATCAATGAATACATCCCTGTACTGAATGACGCTTGTGTATTTGAATATATAGTAGCGTATTGAGTGCTACTAGTTGTGTTAATCCAAAATTCAATTGTTAAATTTGCTGAATTCCACAACATAAAAGGTCTAAATGTTTGAACTAAAAAATCAGTAGAACCATTAAAACTTAACGAACCAGTACCATATTTTTTAACACTTGTACTGATTTGCGCTGATCCAGCAGTAATGAAATCATTCATCATGGCATTATCGTAAATGCCAGCGTTTTTAAAATTTAAAAGCAGTGATGTATTTGTAATTGCGGTCAAAGGTGCAGTAGGAGGAGTAAAAGCAGATGTGTAAACCGCAGTACCTATTTCAGTTCTAAAATCTGAAATATACCCGATGTATGCTCCTGTACTAACTTGATGATAATAATACCCAACACCTAAATATCCTGCACTATTGTAAATAGAAGTTGTATTTGTCGTGCTTTCAGATAATTTACCATTGATAAATTTGTACCAATTATTTCCTGAACGAGTTATAGCAATGTGTTGCCATTGATTTAATCTAATATCATTTGTTGCACCACTAAAAATCGTGATATTTGGGCCACTTAAACTAGCATTGATGGAAAATTGTAATTGACCAGATGACCCAATAACTAAAATCCAAGCCTGATGAGCTGGTCCTAAATCTTCCCAAATACCTGCAATTACATTGCTTGAACTTGAAATTGTAGTTGGATATACCCAACATTCAATAGTGAAATTTCCTGTTCCAAAATATCCAGCGTTTACAGGAGCTGAAACATAACTTTGATTTCCGTCACAATATTCACTACCACCATAAACACTTGTGGTATATGCTTGTGATGATGTCGGTAAAAATGGGTTAAATCTTTGAACAGATGGTGTGCCAACAACAGTTAAAGTAAAATTATTTGAACTGTTGTCAATAAAACGATTTGACTGACAAGTTAATAATTGTGTACCGCTTACAGCAGTCAATGGAGTTGTTGGCGGTGTAAAAGCAGAAGTATAAATTCCAGTACCTTTTATAATACGCAAATTTGATATATATCCCTGAAAAGAACCAACACCATCATTTCTAGAGGCAATATAAGTATTTGCAGTCACATTGATTGTGTCTGTATTTGAAGCGCTATAACCTTGTACACCACCAACAAAAAGTTTTAAAACACCAGATGTTCTACTAACTGCAACATGAGTCCATGTATTTAATGAAATTGAATTGCTAGATGTTAATGTGTTGCTTCCAGTATAAAACTGCAAATTATTGGATACGATCCAAAGATACCAAGGTTCACCACTTCCTGTTGCACGAGAATCAATAATTGCATAATCACCAGTTGTTGCAGTTTTATAAACCCATGCTTCAATAGTAAAATCACCAGTTCCAAAAGACATGGCAGTTGTGCCAGTAAATGTCAAATTGGAACTATTCCCAAAAACATTACTCCACAAACTACCATAAGGACTAAATGAACCTTGAGTTACATTTGCATAAGTGGTAATTGTGTAATTGTTTGTAGAACCATCTACAAAAGATGTATTTTGTGCGCCATTAGTTCCATCACCATGCAATAAAGCAGTAACGTAATTAAATTGAGGATCAGGTACGCTTGATAATCCTGATTTAGATGCGCTAAACATTAGTAATTCTGCCCAATAGTTGCACCATACCAATTTGTTCCATCGCTAAAAAACGAATAAATGTCTTGTTTTGATGCAGTTGATGTAATTGTTGGTGCAGTACCACCGCCCCAAACGACAGTTGACCATGTAACAGTTCTTGAACCTGTTCCATCTTGTTTAAGCATAATGATAAATGATTTACCAGCACTAGCAGTAGGCATAGTAATTGTTGCGTTACCTGTCAAAGTTAATTGTTGAACTGTTCCATTTGCTAAAGATACAGTAATTGCAGTTGATGTGTTTGCCGTATAAAGTGTTTCCGTGTAATTGGTAACAGTTGGATTGGTAACACTTGGTGCGCTATTTAACATTACTGAACCAGTTCCAGTAGATGTAGTTGTTCCTGTTCCACCGTTTGCAACAGGTAATGTGCCTGTCACCGCAGATGTCAATGAAACGTTACCTAATGAAAGCAATCCTGCTCCATTGGTTTGCATAACTTGACCGCTAGAACCGTCCGCACTTGGAAGCGTAAAAGTTACCGTAGAAGCCGTATTGGGGCCACTAAGGTTAATTGCCCCTCCTAAAGTTGCTTGAAAAACGAGTTGTCCCATTTCAGTTCCTTATGGCAATATGATGAGTTTACCAGAGGTCAATGCTCCGGTGCTAGGGTTAAATTGAAGTTTAGTCGAACTGGTGTATTCAGTTGTCAAATTACCTGTTGTCTGATTTGCAAACAACAAATATCGAGTTGCGTTAGTTGACGTATCGTCCGTCACGGTCGCATAAGCCACAGGAGTTGACCATGTAGGTGCGCTTGATCCGTTTGAGGTTAAAACCTGTCCAGTAGTACCGGCAGCAGTAAATGCGTAAGCAGAACCATTACCATAGGCAATAGCGCCAGCAGTAGGAGTAGTCGTAGCATTTGTTCCACCTCCACTAATTCCTAAAGTACCCCAAGATGGCGCACCTGTTGAACCTGCGGTAATTAACGTTTGACCTGATGTTCCATAACCTGTTGTGCCACTTAACGCAGGTGTTGTACCTAAATTAGTGGTAAACCCTAATGCACCAACTGCATTGATAACGTGAGCTGATTGTCCTGTTGTGCCCCAAGCCATGTAATGCTTGTAACCATTTCCTGATCCAACAGTAATATCACCATCATGACCCGAGAAATAAACACCATTATTGATTGAATAAAAATCGCTAGGTGTTGATGCGCTAAAAGTCGATGAATTCATGCCAAACTCACCATAATATGATGAGTCTGTGCCTTGGTCGTTAGAAATTACATAGTTAGCTGATGCATTAGCGCTTGTACTCTTATTCTGAATAACCAATTGGTTATAAGAACCTGAAGTTGTGCTACCAAATGTTGCAATTGAATTTGATGCGTTAAAACTTAAAACAGGTGTGGTACTTGTAACTGTATTAGCCGACAAAGTGGTGAAGTCACCGCTTGCTCTTGTTGTTGCACCAATTGAAGAACCGTTAATCGTTCCTCCTGTGATGGCAACACTACTTGCATTTTGTGTAGCCATCGTACCAAGACCGCTAATTACAGAGCTTGGAATGGTTGAACTAGCCGTAAAAGCGCCTGTGCCATTACCTGACAAATAACCTGTTAATGTCGATGCGCCTGTACCACCTGATGCCACAGGCAAAGAAGAAGACAAACCTGTAATTGAACCACCAGTTATAGCAACGTTGTTCGCATTCTGCGTTGACATTGTGCCAAGGCCAGTAATATCGGTGCTAGGAATCGTTGTAGCGCCTGTTAAAGCCGATGTTCCTGTGCCTTTGACATAACCTGTCAATGTGGTCGCTCCTGTGCCTCCTGAAGCCACAGGAATAGCAGCAGATAGACCAGTTATCGTGCCACCAGTAATTGCCACAGATGACGCATTTTGCGTTGACATCGTACCCAAGCCTGTAACTTGAGTGTTGGCAATCAAAATAGATGTGTTTGAAGCTGCCGTCAACTGACCTTGAGCATTAACGGTGTAAGTTGGTACGCTTGAAGCACTACCGTAGCTACCTGCCGTGACCGCAGTATTGGTAATGCTGAATATATAGTTGCTTAAAGTTAAGCCTGTTCCTGCCGTATAAGTAGCTGCAACGCTAAAGTTAGACCATGTGACGTTGGTTGTGCCTAATGTGCCACCTAATTGTGCTGCACAGTACCAAGCCGACCCACCCAAAGTGTTGCCCGATTCAACAAAAACCAAAGCTGATATTAGCTCGTTCCATGTGTTTGTGTCCGCAGAACGCACCCAAGCGCCCGATGCAACCACATAAATGCCGTTATCAGGTTGGTTAGACTGATTTTTGACCAACACACGCATTCCTGATGTCAATGCGCTAGGCCAATCACCACCACTTTGTGTACCCAAGCCTGAAAGGGTCACATTGTTAACAGTTCCGTAATTAACCGGTGGCTTCCATGAAATGCCGACAATCGCAGCATCTACATATTGTTTGTTCGTTACGTCATAAATGCCAACAGGAGTGGCATTGACTTGCGCTGCTGAAAAAACACCTGTTGACGGTGTTGTAGCCCCAATTGTTGTACTGTCAATTGTGCTATTTGTGATGTGCAACCCTGATTGATAAGGGTTTGGAATGGCATAGAAAGGCTGCCCCTGACCAATAAATGTTTGAAAATTACCTGAAGTGTCGAAAAGACCCTGAATAGGTACAAGATTTTGAACAGTAGAGTTGGAAGGAGCAGCCATAGTTTTACGATTGATCCGCAGCAGGAGTTACATAAAGTGTCGTACTACCTGCGCCAATTGCGCTTAGATAATACGGTGTCGTAGGTGTTGCCAAAATCAAAGGTGTGGTCATGTTAGGAGGTAATACATAATCTCCTGAATTTCCATCGCTAGGAATAGCAACACTAGACAAACCTGAGTTTGTCTGATTCCAACGAATTGCACAAGCACTTGAACCAATATTTAAAAAACTGGTGTAGTTAACCTGATCGTTCGTTGTGTCGTTGATCTGCACCGCTGAGTGAGCAGATGTAGTGACCGCTAATGCGTAGGTTTGACCTGCATTGCGTTGAACGGTTGAACCTGCCATGATTAAACTGCCGATACAGGAGCTGGACCTTCAAGTCTAGTGATCGCAATCACGTATTGACCTGAAACTGGTGTCAAAGTTGCCGTACCTGTTAAGTTGCCGTATTGAACAGACAAAATACCTGCGGTCAAGCAATCAGCTTCAGCAATGAATACACCTGCGGTTTGTGCGCCAACTGCACCCAACACGGTCACAATATCGGTGGTCTGAAGACCTGCGATAGGATAAGTAACGGTGGTGGTTGTGTTTGCTGCCAAGGTGTTAGACGCATTGCTAAACGTTGGAATTATGTAGAAAGTCTCGTGAGAATTACCACGAGTGATGGTTGTGGAGGACATAATAAGTTCCTTTAAAACAAAAACATTGTAACTTAAAAAAGAAAAAAAGCCACCCTTTTGAGGTGGCCTTTCTTAGCCACCGCAGAGTGGTAGCCTTCTTTCTAGCATCTTAATAAGTGCTGAAATCGTAACCATAGATGTAAACATCCATAGTAGCCGCTGCGCCTTGAGCAGTTCCTACGTTAACGTACAGGTAAGTACCTGTGTTCGTTGCGGTAGAAGCTACGGTGCGTTGTGACACAACAGTAGGTCCTGTTAATGCGGACAATGCAGCGTTAGAAACGATTGCACCTTGAGCACCAGGAGCCGTAAACACACCTGCCGCAGCAGTTGTTAAGCTAATGGATGCGTTAGTGAAAACAACGTTTGAAACACTCCAGTTGGCAGCGTTAATAACATTCAATACTGTGTCACCAGTTGCGTTAACGTTCACACCAGTTGCGACCGCCAACAAGCGAATAGCTTGATTGGACAATACGTTCTGTGGGTGAATCGTTGTGGTGATTGAGGGTCCTGGATTAGTATTCGCCATGATCTTTTCTCCTTAAATAAAGTTAGGCTGCAATTCTGCAAGCGAGTTCAGGGTACAGAGGAGCCCAACCATAGAG